CTTTTGCACGGAGGATCACCTTTTCGATGATCTTGTCCGCCTTCCTAGCGTCGCGGAGGATGGCCCGAACGACATTGTCGCCGGTCGTACCCTTTCCGTCGCGCTTTTCGACCGAGGAAGTGTCCGAGGACTTTCCGGGGTCCTCGTCCTCTGTTGCCGTTTCCGCGGCTTCGAGTGCATCTGCGGCCTTCCGCAAGGCATCGACCGCAAGCGCGATCGCCGTCTTTTTGGAAGGAGCGACTCCTTGTTTGCCTTCTTCCGAAGGCGCCGGAGTTTCCTCCGACTCCGGAGCGGGGTCGCTAGACTCCTCCGGAGCGATGACTCCCGCATCCACATCGGCCACGGGCGCCGGAGTTTCCTCCGACGGTGCGGGAGAATCTCCCGCGGCCGAGTTGTCTTCACCTCCTTCCGGAGCGTCGCCGGATGGCGCGTCCTCCGATGGAGTTTCGGTTTCTGTTTCTTCTGCCGACTTCACGCCGATCAAGGTTGCTTGATCGTTTGCGCCGACAAGGACCGGACTGTATTCATAGATCGCGATCTTCTTCAAGCGTCGGACCTTCGCGACCTCATCCCATGCGTCCTCCTGTACGCGGAAGCCGAATGAGAAGTCGGTGATCACGCCCTCCTTCATGAGCGCGTAGATCTCCCGGGCGCGTTGTACTTCGAGGACGAATTGACCCTTCACTTTGAGGCCGTAGTCGTCTTCGCCAATTTCGAGCGTTTTGATGATCGGTTCGGACCAGTCGTGCGCCCACACGCCCTTCGGATAGCGTCCTTTGTGTAGGTTGAGCCATTCGACGAATGCGCCTTTCTCCACGACTTCGCCGTAGGAGTCCACATTCCCGAAAACGGAGACATACGCCTCGAAGACGCCTTTCTCCTCGTCGATGATCTTGAATTGAGATTCCTCGACGGAAAAGATCTTCGCGAGAATTTTCACTTCTTCGCCTTCGATCTTTTTGATGATGATGTTTGCTTTTTTATTCATAAGTTTTGAAAAAGGATCACGAGCGCGCGGAGCGTACTCCGGAGGCGATTCGTGATCCCGTGGGACCTTTGTTCGGTTGTGATCTAATAATAGCGCATTTCATATCGTCAAGGCAATTCCCTATCCGAGAGTAGGGGATACTGAACATTGACAATTGATCGTATTCCCGGCCGACCCTGCCGGATCTCCCGGATATTCGAGAGACTCGCCGCCGACGAGGAAGGTGTCGTCGGTTGCGACGATCTGTCCGTCTGCGTCTGCGTGGTCCTCCCGAGTATTCGAGAAAATAGCGATCCACACTTTCTTCTCCACGCCTTGATTCTCCATCTCGGCGGTCCGTCCGAAGTTCTGCGCGGCTCCGACCTCTGTCCGCGCGATCGTTTCGGCCCGGAAGTCCTGCGCTTGATCGTAGACTTCCGTGATGCGTTCTCGGATCTGTCCGAGATCCTCGCCCTGCGCGACTCCCTCGCCGAGCGTTGCCCGGAGCGCCTCGGTTGTCGTCTTGTTGACGGCAAGCATGAGGAAGGATCGGTCGTTGATAAAGTCGACCACGAACGGCGTCGCAAGGACATCCGACGGATCGATGCCGAGAAGGTTCGCGACGGCGCGTGCGCCTGTCTCGATATTGTCCCGGTACATCTCGCCGGCCATCTGCACGATGAGATCGTCGTTCTTCTTTTTATCGAATAGGACCTTGTTGATCCATCGATCGATCGACTTCACGGCCGGAGCGCGGTTTCCGCGTCCTTTCGGAAGTCCCTCCTCCTTCAAGTTCGCGAGGACCTCCTTCGCCTGTTGCTCGAAGAATCCTTGCATCCGCGAGGTGAAGGTCTTTTGAGCGCGTGGAAGTCGTTTGAGGAATTCCTTTCGTTCCGCGATGAGACGCGGATCGAATTTCGATTCGTCGTCGACCGCCTTTGCGTGCGGATGTGCCTTGCATTCCGGCTTCGATGTGTCGACCACTTTGATATTCGTGATCTTGACCTTCGTCGTGCCGTGCATCTTTTCGAGGATCTTCGCTTGCGTCTTCGCCGCGATGCCCTCGATGAGTTTGCGCTTCATGCGAGTCTTCGCGAGGATCGACTGCTTGATGCGCTCCTTGCGCTTCGATTCACGAGTGAATCCTCCCTTGCCGGTGAGGATCTTCTCGTACCCGGAAGCGGGGATCTGTGCGGCCTTCTTCGCATCTGCGCCGACCTGTGGATACACGCCGAGCGGTTTGAAGATCGCGTCTCCGCCTTCAAGCGGTGCGAGGTCGAACATATCGCGGGCCTCGTTGACTGTGAGCCACTTTCCCTCCCCGGCGTTCGCGATCTCGATCTTCTGCTTCACATCCTCCGGGACCGGAGAATCGAAGTCGAGTTCGAGCATGTCGCCATAGTCCGGGACGAGGAATTCGTTGAATGATCCGACGATGAGAGTGAATTCCGGCTCGATCGTGTCCTTCGCGAATACGCGCTCCGCGGCTTCCATGTTCGCGAGGTTCACATCCTCGGAAACGAGAAGCGCCATCGGCACGCCGAGAATCGAGGTGATGGCGTTGCGGTTGAATTTTCGGGATTCGATGAGGTCCATCTCCTGCGGTGATCGTCCGATCGTTTCCGCTTTGAGTCCCTTTTCGAGAAGCGCCCATCGGCCGGCATTTGCCGCGCCTTGATGTCGCTGATTCCATTCCTTCTTCAAGCGCTCGAACGATTTGTCGTCGATAGACTGCTCCGTAGAGAGTACGCCTCCCGGCTCCGCGAAGTTCTCGATCAAGTGTTTATTCCATAGCGCGGCCTGTACATCGGCGTCGATTTCAAGCGATGCGGCGGATACCGGAGAAAAGCCCTTCGCGAGTGATGAAGGGTTCGGCTCGTTGATGAGGACGATGTCCTCCTTCGCGAATTTGTCGACGGAAGATCCGACGCGGTACTCGTAGCCGGTGATCTGTCCGTTTCGGTCCGTGATCGCTTTGAGGAAGTCCGGGCGGAGCGGCCATAGGTATTGAATCGAGCGGCCTCCGGCGCGGTCCTTGTAGATAGGTGCGGATCCCCATATACCGAGCATCATTTCGATCGTATAGAAAAACTGATACCGGCTTTGCATCGGGTTCGCCCTGTTCAAGAGCGAAAGAAGATCATGATCGAAGACTTCGTCGACATCCATCGATCGGTTGAGTTCGTAGAGATGAAGGCCGATCGCTCCGACACGCTTCGCACGCTTCGAGAGCGCGGCATAGACGAATCCGGCATAGTTCCCCATCGGGTCCGACTCGCTCGACTTGCGGCGGAGGTTTGCGGAGAATCCCGCGATCGAGAAGGGGAGAGATCCACTCACTCCGGAAAACGCTTTGAGTGCGTCTCCGATTCTGTCGAGTAGTTTGAATTTCATTTTGCTCATAATTTTATAAAAACGGACCGGCGGGAGATGATCCGTAGATCATGCTCATCGTCGGCCCGTAGGCGTTGCATTGACTTGTAAATTTATTATATCACGCGGAAGGCGCGTCAAGCGAATCCGGTGAAGGGGAAACCGGCTTCGACTTCTCCGGAGTCCTCGGGTTGAAGGTGATCGAATACGGCACGCCGTCCTTCTGCGGCACGACTAGCACGAAAGCGTCGTCGAGCGCGTCGACGATCTGCTGAATCTCGACGAGGAGGTGCTTCTTCGACTCCCGCTCCTCCTGCGGCGTCTTCACATACTCGGTCCCGCGCTTGATGATGTTCTGTCTTGCGACCTGTTTGATCGCATTCAATTTCTTCACTTCCTCCGGGAGTTCCGGCGGGTTGTCATAGTCGCGAGGCGCTCCTGCGGCCATCGCATCGAATACTTGATCGGATAGATTCTTTTCCATAGGTGTTTTCATTATAGCGTAAATGATAATCGATTCACAAGGTCCGGATGGTGTCTTCCCGCGGCTCCCCGACTCCGGCTTCGAGGGACCGGCCGTTGATCCGGATCGAGCGCACGATCGCCGTCGAGATCTCGACCCGGTTCAAGGCCTTACAATGCGGACACTTCATCGCCATCTTGAAAACGATCTCCGTCGGAGAAGACGCGGTGAGTTCGATGTCTCGCGCGATGGTCCCGCTACATTGTGAGCATGAAAGGGTGATCATAGGATTCTGATTCGTGCGGATCCCTCCGCGTTTGCCTTGCCGTGCGTGAATTCTGCATAGCGCCCGGCGTCCATGAGGTGATCCTTCGTCTTGACCGGCTCGTCGAGGATCTTTCCGTCCTTCGTGGTCTTCCACGAGTAGAGTTTCTTTTCTTCGAGGATGTCGGTCGACCGCTTCGTGATTCCGAGCGGACGGCCCTTCACGAAGTCGATTCCCGGCTTGACCGCTTTGTCGGCGGGTTTGATGTTGAAGCCCTCGATGAATTCGTCGAGGACCGGATCATGCTCCGATCGGTTGAGTTCCTCGATGCGGTCCGGCTCCGCGGCGTCGGCGTAGCCCTGCATCGTTGAAGTGATATATCCCTCCTTGCGGAGTTGATGGAGGCGGCGTTTGAGGTCCGAGTTCGTGAGGCCTGTCTCATAGAGCAATTGATCCCATACATGCCGGCGCTCCTTGATGCCGACACGAACGACGGCCGACTGCACATTGAAACCGAAGTCGATTCCGTAGATCACTTCGTCGAATTTCTCGACCTCGAATTCGTCGACAAGCGTATCGTGCGAGTAGATCCGGGTTCCCTTGATCGGACGGAGGCCGAGTCCGAAGACGCGCCAGTAGTTCGGATCCGCATCCTGCATCATCTCGATCTCGCGCACGATCTCCGGTTCGAGGAAGGGGTTGCATGTATAGTCCGAATGAATGACCTCGACATCGTCGCGAGTCATGACCTTCTCGACGATCCAGTGATCCTCCTCCGGAGGGTTGAAGTCGAGGATGATCTGCTTCGTGGTACGGAGCGCGAGTTGCTTGAATTCCTCATAGCGGAGTTCGTTCGCCTCGTTGATCCATAGGCGATCGCGCTTTCGACCTCGGACTTTCTGCTCGTCGTCGACCGGGAAGAATCCGACGGAGTTCCTTCCTTCCCGGTAGATGTCGAGTGTCTTGTGATGCTTCTCGTCCTCGTAGATCCCGAGGTCCCGCATGATATTGAAGAAGTCCTCCATCGCGGTCGCGCGGAGGGCGGGCATCGTGGCGCGGACGACTTCGAGTTTCTCGCCTTTCGGCGACGAGTCGTCCATGAGTTTTTCGATGAAGGTCTGCGCGATCGAATATGTCTTTCCCGATCGCACGCCTCCTTCGAGCAAAATGATTCGGGCCGTAGACTCCCGGATCCGGAGGAAAAGTTCTCCCGCCTCGAATGCGATCCGGTTGCTATTCTCCGGTCTTTTGATCTCGGGAAGATGTAGGGGAGTTTTTTGCATGGCGTATCACGACCTCGAAGCCGCCGACACGCTTCCCCTTCGAGGTGATGTCGAGGCCGGTCTTCTCGGTGAATCCCTCGACGACTTTCAAGAAGGAGAGAGAATGAAACGCCTCCCCGGTTCGCTTTGCTCGTTTCGCAAGCGCGGCGATGATCTCTGCGGTGTGCTTTTTGAAAACGATGAGATATTGATCCCGAATCGACCATAGATCCTCCTCCCATTTCCATTCGGAGAGGGTCCCGGGATGTACCTTGAAGTGCGCGGCGAATTGCTTGTCGGTGGTGAAGCCGAATATCTCTTTGCGCTCCTCGTGCGGAAGCGCCATGAAAAGGCCGTACTGTCGGAATTCTTCCGGCTTCGTGCGGTTGTGGAGTCGGTCGGGATGTTCGCCTTTGTTCGCGTCTGCCTTTCGCTTCACGCTCCCGCGCGAGATCTTCTTTTTTGTTTTTTCTTTTGCGGGTTTGCTCATGTGTTTATTCTAGCGCTTTTTCTTCTTCAAGTTGCGCTGATACTTGCGGACCGCCTTCGAGTTGATCTCTTTCCATCGGTCCGGATTCGACTTTCTCCATTCCGTCGCGCGTTGCATGTGCTTCTCGCGATAGTCCGGATCGCACGCGAATTGAATCGTCGAAGTCGACTTGATTCCGGTCTTCTGCATGATCACGCGGAGAGGCACGCCCTCATCGTAGAGAGCGCACGCCTTCTTGATGATCTTTTTGTCGTATCGTTTGCTCATGGTAGTTTCCCCGGATCTGTCTCCGGGTCCTCATATCGCGAGGGGTTCGGGAATTTCTTATAGATAAAATGCTGGAATTCCGGCCGAAGCACGACCCGATCGGCCGTTGAGAGGATGTCCTTCTGCGAAAGTTCTTCGAGGTCCTCGATCCGATGGACCTTCGTATCCTTCCGCGGTTTGCCTCCGATCTCGAATGTGTTTCCGTAGAGAGAGCGGTGCAAGTACCCTTCCGTCCATTCGACCGCGTCCGTGATTTCGAGGAATTTCTGCTTCTCGATGATCATCGGCGCATGGACCTCATAATCGAGCGGGACATCGATCCCGGATGCTTTGAGTAGTTCGTGCGTCTTCCGGAGGCCTTGATAGTAGTATCCCGCTTTCGTCGAGTGATTCTTGATCGCATCCGCAAGGGTCCCGAGGATCTGCGGTTCGACTTGTTTGATCGGCCGGAGGATGAAGAAGTCGTCGTTCATGAGGACGAATCGTTCCGAGAGATCTATTTCCCGGCACGCGGCGCGGATCTTGAAGATCGCGTTCACTGTCTTGCATTCATACGGATCGACCGCGGGGATGTGGATCACATTCCGGAGAAACTTCGGGCATTCGCCGACGATGAAGATGTATCTATGCGGAAGATACTTTTCGACGCTTCGGAGTGAGAAGCGGATCTCGTTGTTTCGCCACTTTGAGCCGCGGCCGAGGATGTAGAGAAGATCCGGAGCGTTTTGATTCTTCGGCGTCGGGAGAGAGCCATATTCTGACATCGACTCGGCCTCCAGTCCCGATTTGCTCATCGAAGTCGAAGGATCCGGCGAGGAGTTTGTCTTGCGTGAATAGGGCGTCCGCGATGGAGCCGAAGACATTTTCCGGGTCCGCGTGTTGCCCGGGTCCCCATGTGATGAAGATCTCCATCCGGGTTTTCCTCCCGAGGTTCGGGATCGGCTTTTTTCCGGTGAAGGTGAGGTGTTCTCCGTCGAATTTCTGTTTCGCGGAGATCCTTCCTCCCTTGTGGAGAGCATCGAAGAAGACGCCTCGGACATATTCGAGCCATTCTTGATACCGATCGGCATAGCCGGCGAAGATCTGCCGGCGAGTGAATCGTGCTTTCGCGAGAGGGTTGCCGTGTTTTGATTCGTGGTTTCCATGTATTGAAAATTCGATCATGTGATGATTCGGGAGGATCGTCCTCCATGTGATCCCGGAGAGTTCCGGGACCATAGGAAGACGCTACTCGGTAGCGGGAGCGCTTTCTTCTGTGGGCGTCTCGGGAGTTTCTTCGCTCGGAGTTTCCTCCGGGGTTGATTCTCCTTCTCCGGCCGGAGTAGAAGGTGCATCCGCCGCGGGAGCGCCATCGGTTGCGGGAGTTTCCGTTTCCGGTGTTGCCGCTTCCGGCGCCTCCGGTCCCTCGACTGCCTTGTGTTCGATGTCGTTCATTTTTTTCGGATGTTATTGTTGAAAATTTTTTTCGACCGCTTTCATTATAGCAAAGGATGAAGCGATGATGAATGCGCGATGCTGTGGAAAAGTAAAAAGAAACGCCCGGGAGACAATGCTCGGCGGGCGTAGATGCGGGGATCACCTCCTTCGGCGATGTAGAAAAAATGGTGGACCGGGATCCCGGGAGATGCGCTCCCTTTATGATTCCGCTCGTGGCGGTTTGATCGAAAGATCGTCGAGCGATTCCGGGGAATCCTCGGTCCGTTTTTATTCTATCACCTTGCGGGACCGGATGTCATGGTATCGACCGCGTGATGAGTTTTTGCATCGAATAAAAGATCTTGATCGACCACGCCGCCATACTCGGCCCACTCGACCGGATCGTATGAAGCGATCTCCGATCGATGGTCCATCTCCTTGACGGCCTTCCCGAGTCGGATCTGCTTCTCGATCTTCTCCCGGTGCGTCTGCATCATTTCCGAGAGCGTGGTCGTGTGTTGCGATCGTGCGATGAGTTTCTTGTCCCAATACTTCACGGCGCGAGGGATCGATTCTCCCCGGAGCGCGGCCCATCCCCATTTCGTGATGAGCCAATACCCGGACCGCTTGCCGTCGGCCACTTGATGAATGAGTCCGAGATAGCCGGCTTGCGACTGTTGCTTCTTGATCGATGTCGCGATCGGGAGTCGGTCGATGTGGACCCGGTTCGCCTTCGTGAATTCGATTCCCTTCCGCATCTCCTCCCGGACCGCTTGCGCCATCGCGAGAAGGAGCATCGCGTGTCCCACTCCGGCCGTGTAGACTTGAATTTTCATCGATCGGCCGCAATTGAAGCATGAGGCCGGATCGTGGTATCCCTTCGCCTTCTCGTTTCCTTTCGATCCGTAGTAGGCGATCATCGAATGGAGACGCTCCGGATTCTCCGCAAGTGAAGGATCTTTCGCGACGAGCCGGGCTACTGCTTCGACGAGCGGCTTGATGCGTCCTCCGTAGTATTCGGTTTTTTTGCTTCTTTTTTTCATATTGCGGGAGTCGTTTGTCTTCGGGTCGCTGATAATTGATCGAGGAGTTTCTTCATCGAGTCGGCGAGGGAAGTCATGCTCGAATAGGTTGATGCGTCCTCCGGATCGTATACCTTGCGCTCCGGCGCCTTCTCGATCGGCCGGCGGAGATATTGATCCATGTATCGGTTCATATTCCTCCAAAATTCCGGATCGTTGCCGTTCTTCGATCGGTTGAGGAGGCCGTTGATGATCCCCGCGGAGCATAGGGTCGAGATCGAAGGGGAGAAGGACTTGAAGCCATAGTCGGCGAGGAAGTAGAGCGCGATCTGTTCAAGATCCGGCTCGGGGATGCCGAAGTCGAGGATCCGCTTCAAGTTCTTCATGTCGGCTCCGGTATAGAGCGGCTTGATTCCTCGGGTCCTCGGGACCATCTCATCCCAAAAAGCGAGGAAGGTTTTGTGGTCCGGGTTCCCTTTCGGCTTTTCTTTTTTTACGGACGCGACCGGCTTGTCCGGTTGCATGGTATGTATTGATTTCTTTTGTTCATGAGTTTCTTTTGTAGTGCGTCCTTTTTGCGTGCGTCTTTTTGTCCCATCCTCCCCTTCCGTGCGTCCTTTTGACGCACGAGTGAGGTCCTTATTTTGAGCCGTTTTTTTAGGAAAAGCGTCGAAAAGTGTCGCCGCCGGAGCGTGTACATTGAGGCGATAGAAGATCTTTCCGAATTTCGCCCGGCGCTTCTCGGCCGAGTCGAGCATTCTTCCCTTCGAGTCGACCGCGATCACGAGTTGATGGACCTCGATCAATTCCTTCATCGCTTTCGAGACATGCTTTCGAGATCTCCCCGACTTTTCCACAAGTTGCGAGGAGGAGATCCAGTCCTCCGTCTTCCGGGTTTTGAGTTCCGGATCTTCGATCCATCCGAGCGTTTGCCGGACCACAATGAGGAGAAGGCGCAATTCCACATCCGAAAGACGCGGCATCCATTCGTCGAGAATTATATTCGGGACTTGCGTTGTGTTCGGTTGTATTGTTGAAACCTTCATCGTGTCTTCATTATAGCACGGATGAGTTAGGCGAGACAATTTGTCTCTGTGCGCTATGCTGTGGAAAACTTGTGCATATCGCGAAAACGCTCCTCGAACGCCTCGACCGACGGAAACTTCCAGGAATGCAAGCAAAAGAAGGCATGATCGGCCCGCGCCGGATGGTCGTCGAGGTTGATCCAGTCCTGCGAGATCGGGATCTCGATGCCGTGGGCCTCGCAAATGTCGATCGTGTGCTGATTCCATCGCCAAAACGGAGGCACGAAGATCTTTGTCCGAAGCAGGGAACACGAGCCGGCGATCGAGAATTCCTGGGCGTCCCGATGGAGAGCGCGATGATCGAGATGCGCCATGCCGTGCGATGCGATCTCCGACACTTCGCGGAGCCGTTCGATCGATTCCTGGTCCATCATCCGATCGAGCGCATAGAAGTTGATGTCGCGCGGCTTGATCGCGGCATAGGCGGATCCGTCCTGTGAGGTTTGCGCGAGGAGATTCACGGCCGAGATGATCCGAGCATCGGGAAAATACTTCCGGATCACGGCATACATGCCGAGGATCTGATCGATGTCGGAGTTCGGGTTGATGTCGTCGTTGCGAAAAATGGTCGTCATAGTTTTTTCAATGCCTCGATGAGTCCGTTTTGAATGCCGGCGAGATCCGGAATCGGCGGGAGGATCTCCCCTTTCTTCTGTTGCCGGCGGCCGGTTCCGAGGAAGTAGTCTTGAAATTTATAGTCGCCGCCGATGATCTTCGCGGAGTATTCCTCCCACACGGCGGGGATGCCGTATGCTTCCGCGGCGATGATGCCGTGAAGGGAAGACGCGATGATCTTCTCGCATGAGAGGACCTCGTCGATCACAGTCTTCCAGTCCGCTTGAATGTCGATCATGTGGCCGCCTTCGACGCGCACGATCGCCTCGACTGTCGGTTTGTCGACATAGTGCGGCAAGTACCCGACGGCGTGGATCTTCTTTCGCTCCGGCCAGTAGATGAGCGGGAGCAGGAGCGCGGGATCTCCGTAGATGTGCGGATGGTCCGTGTGCTTGAATTGCGCCTCCGAAAGCGGACCGCGCGTCGCGAGGATCTTGATGCCGCGGCCGTTGATCGCTCGTCCTGGACGATTCGATCCGGATCCCCATATCACATCGCCAGTCTTCGCATGATGCGCGATAGATCCGACGCCGACGATGCGGCCGGCTCCGGACTCTCCGGAAAATTCGATCGTGTCTCCGAGGAAATGTTCGAGAATGATCGGCGTGAGCGTGTCCCCAAAATTCACGGCCCGCCACCAGTAGGCCTTTTTCATATATGCGTGGACTCGTTTAGATCATGACAGGAGGCGAAGCACGCGCCCTCCGGCATGACGATCTTGTTTATAAAATGCCGCGGAAGTGAGAGATGCGATTCCTGGTAGGCGAAGACATACGGCTCCGTGCCGGCCGGTTGATAGATCCCGAAAAATGCGGATCCCTTCGTCGGTCCGTACACTTGCCGGATCGGATGGATCGCTCCGGTCTTCACATCGAGGAGTTGCGGTTGAAAGCAAATGTGCGTCGTCTCGTGGTCCGGCATTCCGCGGAGCATCTTGCGAAGCCGGTCCAGGTAGAACGGCTCGACGAGATCATCGGAGTCGAGGCCGAGTTGCAGTTCGTAGCGCGGAAGATCGATCACGCGGTCCCACGGAACGAAGTCGAAAAAATATCTCTCGTTTTTGTATGCGGCATATTCCTCGCGAACATGGAAGACGCGGATCCGCGGCGAGAGATCCTTGAAGATCTGATCGTGCGCGGGGTTGCATCGGATCGCGATCTCGAAGTCCTGGTCCGTCTGCGCGAGGATCCTCGGAAGGACCGCATCGCGGAAGTAGGCAAAACGCCACGCAAAGCGCGGATCATTTTCTTCGTAGTGAAAGCGGATGATGAATGCTGTCGTCATTGTGGATCAATAAAAAATGCGGCTTGTCTCCCCTTCCCTGGATCTCCGACGAGCGACTCCTCGCCGGTGCGGTGCGAAATGAGAGAGGGGAGAGGGAAGTAGACTTTCATCTCCTTCGACTTGATGAAGGTCCCGATGCGTGCGTCGTCCTGCGGCATCGCGAGGCCTTCGCAAAATTCGAGCATCTCCGGAATGAGATTTGTCGGGAGACAGATCGCCACGGCCCACGGCGTCCGGCGCATCGTGGTATAGCCGCGCTCCATGCCCTCCTTTGCCTGGCCGTGAAGTCCGGATCGGTTGCCGAAGTAGAACGAGACGGCGAAGCCGGCCTCCGATGCGGCGTGGATCCCTTTCCGGAATCCGTCATAGATCGCTTCTTCCGCGCGTTCCAGGAAGTTGTCGCACACGATCGCATCGTCCTGGATCACGACATGAAATTGCGCTTCCGGATCGAACATGGACCAGGCGCGGCGGGCGTTCGGCCACACTCCCTCGGAATCGTGATCGATCGAGAAAGGCACATCGCCGAGTCGCTCTTTGAGGTATGGAAAGAATCGTTCGCGAGACGGATGCGCCATCACGGAGATCGAGAGCATTTTTTTGTAGGGAAGTTGACGGATGAGCATATTTCTATTTTACCTTTTTTCGGAGAATGAGGAGAGCATCACGACATTCGACCGCGGACATATTCGCCACATGGCCGCCGCCGAAGTCGCGTTCGAGGAGCCATCGATGCGTTTTGATCTTGCCGATCTTCTTTTTCCAGGGGAACAGTTTGTCGAGTTCGGCGTGGACCTTCATGCGAAGCACGCGCGTCTCCTTGTTTGCCGGCCGGCCGAGCGGTGCGCCGTTCGGGTGCGCTCCGTGCGTGCCGGTGCATTCCGGAGATCGGTAGCATCGATAGAACGGACGCCGGCGGCCGTCTTTGTAGCGGTAGCGATCGGACCATACCAATTCCATCGGTGCGCCGCATTCCGGACACGCGAGATCGACATGCTCGTTTCCCTCCGAATAGTTTTTTTTGATCTTCATGATTTCAATTTTTCATGCTCGGCCAGGTGGTGCTTTCGACATAGCCACACGATAAAAGTCGGCCGATCGTAGTCCGGATGGTGCATCTGCGCTTTTTCTCCACAGATCCGGCATCCTTCTCGTTTGATTTTTCCCCTTTTCAGATACTCCCTCGCATACGCTCCGGCGATGTGTTTCTTCCTTTGCTCCGGAGTCATCGGGTGAGTTTTTCGCCATTCCCGCATATAAGCGGCATGACATTCCTTGCAATAGCGGTCTTTTCCGCCATTTTTTCTCGGTCGGGCTTTGCATTTGCTACATAGTTTCATGTGGAACATTGTATCACGCAAACACTTATTCCCGAATAGAGCGGACCTCGCTTTTGATGAGATCCGCTCGATCGGGATCCCTACTTCGCCGCGCGGAATTTTTCCTCGGCGACATCGGTGATCGACATCTTGCGCTTCTTCGCTTCCGCGAGGAGTTTCGCATGTCGAGCGGCCGATACTTGGACCCTGGGCCACTTGATAGCCGGCTTCGGATCTGTTTTCTTGGTAGTTGACATAATAGCAAATTGTTGATGAATAAGATTCGACCTTTTTCCGGATCTACCTTCCAGGGACCGGAATCTGATCGAAGTCGTCCATGATGTCGGACGCCTCGATCACTGACTTCTTGTCGCCTGGGAAGATCTTTCGCTTGATGTCGAGGAGACGCTTGCGGGTTGCGCGGCGCATCTCGTTCCATCCCTCGAATTCCGGATCGTGCGTTCGCTTGTTCGCGATCGCTTGCTCGTACTGCTCCACGATCCCGCGCATGGTCTTGATCTTCGTGCGGTTGGCCGCGATGACGATCGGAGCGCATACGAAGGCGAGGAACAGTCCGACGATGATTCCTAGAATGATTATCATGACTTTTTTTCTTCGGTTGATATTGCCTCTCGGAGTTGCTCGACTGACATCTCCGTCGGTTTCTTTGCGAGGCGGATGTTGCCCTTCACGATGGACCACGCCGACATTTCCATCATGAATCTCTTTGTCTGATCGACTCCGGTGATCGTGAGCGTGCGGCCCTTGCGGATCCACATGAAGCCCACGACTACCTTCTCGATCCCTGCTACATCGATCGTCTTGTCTCGAAAGAGGGCGAGGACGATCGGGAATTTTTTGACTTTCATCATGCGATCATTTTCTTGAAGATCTCTCTCGTGAGATACACATCGGCATTCGCTCGGTGTTGAGTGATATTCGTTCGATCGATGCCGAGTTCGTCGCAACAGATCCCGACATTGTATTTCACTCCCCACGCTTTGATCGACATGACTCGGTCCGCGAATTGCTTGAATGATTCATCCTCGCGTTGCGTGAGTCCAAGTTTCTTCGCCTTGTACATCACGGCCGTATCGACGCCGGAGAATTCGAGATATTCTCGGAATCTCGCCGCGCTGAATGTCATCGGGATCCCTTCGAGGATCGTGTCGAATCGAGACTCCCCGATCGCTTTGTATTCCTTTTCGAGAAACGGAATGTCGAATCGGAAGCCGTTGTGCGTGAGGTTGAAGTGCGTGCTTTTGAGGACATCCATGAATTCCTGCATCGCCACGAATGGATCGACTCCTTCGCGATCAATGTCTTCCTTCGAGATGCCGGTGATCTTTGTGATCTCCTCCGGAATATCGATTCCGTGGTTGAGGATCCACTTGTGCGTCTCCTTCACTTCTCCGTCTCCGATCACTTGCGCTCCGATCTCGATGATTCGAGCGTCGGGGTTTTCGACGAAGCCGGTCGTTTCAAGATCCCACACGACGAGAGATTCTAGTTTTTCTTTCATAGGTTAGAAGGGAATGTCATCCGGATCGATGTCTTCGGTCGGGTACTCGATCGCCGCGGGTGCGGCGGGAGCCGGCCGAGATTCGGTCCGTGCCGGCGGCGTCGTTCGACTATTCGACTGCCGGCCTTGATAAGATCCGGATCCGGAGCCGCGATCGTCGCGGTCCTCCGAGAGATAGATCCGAATGTCGGGGTGATTCTCTTTCGTCTTCCGATCGTTGTCGAAAGCGATCACCTCGTACTTCTGCCCATTGAGCATCAAGTTTCCGGAATAGAAAGGGTTTCCGGACTTCGATGTCTTGCGCCACAGTGCGCCGAGTTCCCTATCGTTGAGATCACTCATTGTCGTCTCCCTTCGCGGGTTTGTTAGATCGATATGAGATCGTCTCGCCATCGACCGGCTCGACGAAGGAAGGAAGTTTCTCGGCCTTCGCGAGTTTCTTCAATTCCTGCTTCACGCGATCCATGTCCGGCCGGACGAGGCCTTTCTCCCTCGCCCATCCGTCGAGATGGATCTGACTTTTCACCTGGAAGCCGTGCGTCTTGCTGATGTAGTAGGACGCGCCTCCGCGGACCTTCACGGACGAGAGTCCGATGAGTTTGAGTCCGGAGAGGACCTCGGCTTTGAGCGTTGCGACTTCCGCGAATCGGGCTTCGAGTTCGATGCGCTGTTTTTCTTTCATCGCATCGATGCCCTTGCGGAGTTTGTGGAGGCGTTCGGCCTTCGCCGAGACATCCTTCACGAAGTTCGCCGCGGCGGATCCGGAAGGGGATCCGGAAGCCGCGGGCTTCTTCTTGACCGCTTTCGCCTTTCGTGGCGTTGCGGTCTTTTTGACCTTTTTCGCCATGTTAGGCGGTCGGAGGCATGTCTGCCTCGTCCTTATTGCCCGCTCCTTCCACTTCTGCGGGCTTTTCCGGCGTCTTGCCGGTATCTGTGGCCTTCGGGTCCTTCCCCTCGGTCCCTGGGCCTTGTGGAGCGTTTCCGCTCGGTGCTTCCCATACGGCCTTATATGCCGCTTGCTTGTCCTGGATCTGCACGAGAGCCGCGGCGATCGCTTCGATGTTCTCCTCCTTCCACTCGATCGGATCTCCGACGAGAGCCGTGAGGCGAGGGATCGCCATCTTCCACCAGTCGGCCGCGTCTTCCTTTGCCGTAGGCGGTGCGAGTTCCAGGCGATCGCGGACCGCGAACATGATCTCGCGCTTCAATGCGCGGGTGTCTGCGCGTCCGGTGTTGAGCCACTTCGAGATCCTCTGACCGATCGATTCGTCGATCATGAAGACTTCGTTGTTGAACATCGCTGTTCGATCCTTCGATGCCTTCGCGTGATGATTCTGATCGACATCGAAGAAGACAGTGAATTCGTACTCCATGCCTTCGCGCTGTACCGGAGCGAGTCCCATCTTCTTGACCGAGGACTTGCCGGTCTTCTCGTCGCGCTCCATCTCGTAGGCCTGTTTCGATCGCATCGTTGCGATGATGTGCTTCGGAGAGTTGAGGAGCGCATTCACGAGGCGGCGATGCTGTGGCGTGATGTCCGCCCAAAGCGTGAAGCGATTTTTGCCCGACGCTTCGAGTTTGTCCGCCTGGTCGAGCAAGCCGCCTTCATCCGCCCAAAAGTGCGAGAGCGAGTCGACGACGATGACATCGTAGTCGGCCGCTTCGCCGGCGCGGAGTGCTTCGATCAATGCGTCCGGCTTGAAGGGAGGTTCGAGTGTGATGATGTCGTACTCGAACAGATCGGCATAGAGATCTCCGGATCCTCTCTCGGTATCGATGAGGAGAATCTTCTGTCCGATTCCCTTCGCGAGTTTGAGAGATCCCATCGTCTTTCCGGATCCGGAAGGTCCGGCGATGGCGAGGCGCAATTTCGACTTCACGCGCTCGGCTTTTCTAATTTCAATTTGAGCCATGCTTGAATAAATTATTTTTACAATGACGGCATCCGCGGACTAGGCGGCGGCCGGTGTGATGATGAGATCATCGAGTCGGGCGATGTAGATCCTCTGACCTTCATCGGAACCGAGGAGCGATCCCTTGAAGCGTGCGATGCGTTCTCCTTTGTAGAGTCCGCCATCGGCGACGCTGTACTCCTCGATCTCTTGCACGGCGACTCGGCCGTGTGCGCTTTCAAAGACGCAAGATGTTTTTTGTTGATTCATGGTGAATAATTTTTGAATGTGCTTCGGAGAGTCGACCTTTCTTTTCCCTCCGTTGCCTTCATTATAGCGCACATCATAGCGCGGTGTAAAATGACCGGCCTGTGGAAAACTGCCGGCCACGGCCGGACACGGCCAAAGACGAAAAAAGGGAACAGAAAAGGCCCTCCGGAGAGGACCTTTCCTGCATGGCGCAACGGCCGAAGAAGGCGGCCGGCGGGATCCGAGAGGATGCCCGCATGTCCATTATAGACGATTCGGATCTCGGCCAAACGAGGCCGGCCGGACCACTCCCCTACCCTATCGGACATTGTCTTTTATAGGCGGGGGAGTCCTTTTCGGGGATCCCTACGGAGTAGGGGAGAGGGGAGTGCGTGAGATCTCGGACATGATGTCCTTGACCTTTTGCGGATAGGACGGATCGACTGTCCCATTGTACGAATGAAGATCCTCGTCGACGCCGCCGGCATACGCCGATCGGGTCCGCGGATTCGCTCCGCCGAGATTCTTCGAGACATAGTCGATCGCTTCTTCGATCGATGCGAAGTCTCCGACTCCGGATCGACACGATCCCCATCCGAAAGGGTTGTTCCCGCACATCTGCTTTCCTCCGGTCGACTCGACGACGGAGATCGCCGCGAGGATCCGCCAGTCGATCGAATAGAGATCGGCGGACCGCACGAATTCCGCGCCGCGGCCGGCGAGAGGCATTCCCTTACTTTCAAAGTACCGATCGATCTTCTCCGCGCGATCTTCCGGATCTGTTTCATCCTTCACGATCGGAAGCGGGAGGATCTTCTTCGTCGGTGCTTTCACTTCCTCGATTTCGGAGATCGGAGTCGCGATCGTTGAAGTCGCGGTCCCGATCTCCCCTGGTATGTGATCGTCATCTGCGAGTTGCTTCACTCCGACCGCGAAGGAGAGAGCGAAGATCGTCGCGATGATGACGATGATGCGTGTTCGATGTGTCATAGTGTGCCGGCATTTGCTCCGGCGACTCCGTGAGTTCGACCGCCGTCGGCTACTTGCCGGCGACAGTCTTTTTTCCGAGATCGTAGAATCCGGAAGCGGCGAGTCCGAAGATGACGCCGGCAAGGATCCCGATCACGGACCATCCGATCACGAGGCCTCCGAGGACCGCGCCGATCACGAGTGAAAGGAGCGGGAGGAAGCGTTCATAGATCGCATTTCCCGAAGCGACGCGGATCACTTGGATCAAGCCGGTGATGACCGGAACGATCCATGCGCCGGCGACGAGAAGTTCCTGCATGGTGTTGATGTCGATTTGCATAATTTTTTTTGAGTTAGGCGAATAGTGCGTTCAATTTCGCGCGTGTTTTTGGACCGCATCGACCGAAGCCGGCGTCCGCCGCGCTCGCGATCCCATACTTGACCTGGAATTTCCCGACGGCCGTCTTCGTGATCGCTCCGAAGTAGCCGGTCGAGTCTGTGTTCGATGGGAAGCATCCTTCCCATTTGAGACAGTCTTGCAGGACCTTCACTTCCGGATCCACGACATAGGTCGCCGAGAATTCGAGATCGCGAAGGAATGTGTGCTTCGGCTTTCCTGGAACCGGAGTCGGAGTCGGTGTGGGAGTCGGAGTCGGTGCGCTCTGATCCTCGAATTTGAAATTCATGAAGTGAGCGCGGAACCAGTTGCGGGCGTTGAAGAAGTCCTCGGTGATGAGGCGGCGTCCTGCGCCGTTGCCGGCTCCTGGACCCCACGAGTCATCGATGAGGATCGCCTTCTTTCCCCAAAGTTCCTTATTCTTCGGAGCGTTCTTCTTGCCGATGAGCGTGAAGTCGCATCCGGCGACGGAGTGCCGGCAAGTTGCCGCGGCGTAGAGATCGAGATTCGATTCCTTCACGACAGGGATCGAGGTCCATTCGGGATAGGTGAAATAGAACCAAAGCATCACGGCCTTCTGCGTCTGCTGAATGATCGAAGCGATCGTGTCGATGTTTTTGTCGACGACTGTGAGGTAGTTGCCGATCTTGAAGGCCTCGCCGATCTTTGCCTCGAAGTCGTTGACCTGGATCGCGTCCATCTTCGCGTCGTTCATTTTCTGATCGGCCGCGAACGCCGCGAGTGTGGTCCCTTTCTGCATGATCTTGAAGACATCGTCTCCATTCATGCCGCCGGAAGGTTTATTGAATCGGCGTTGATAGATGTGAGAGGCCGAGAGTTCGACCCACACGCCGGTCTTCACTTGCACATAGACTCCGAGCATCTTCTTGCCGGTTTGCGCGACACAGGATCCGGATCCGTCTTGATCGAAAATAGGGAATTGACGCATCTCCTCCCATGACTTCTCCTTCCAGTCGACCGGAGCGGCCGACGCGACGATTTCCTCGAAGGTGTAGTCCTTCGCTTTTTCCTCTGCGGGA